ATCAGGTTGTACTAAGGTTCCTGAGTTGTTCCATTCTGTCGCTAAAGGAAACGCATACAGATTATATGTTGTGCGATCTGCGTTAAAGTCGTACATTGCATACAGCATTGGTATTTGTGCTAATTCTGACATACTCATATCCGAGCTATGGCACATTGGTGAAACTGGAAAACGGGCTAACCGGGAGGTTGGATATAGTGCTAATCGCTCTCCTCCCATTATCCCATCTCCATTTATAAAATCATTCCCAACGCCGTAGGACATTTTCATTGGTTGTGCTATGTCCATTGGTTTGTCCAAGAGTTTCGTCAACTTGGAAAATACATCTAACGCAGTTGAAGCTGTGTCTCCTACAATGTTTATCGCTTGAAATAACGGTTGTAAGGGGCTGTCCGATTGTCCAGACACAGGTATTCTTGATTCACTTTTTTCTTCTGCCTCAGGCGAGTAAAAGAATTTGAACTTATTTCCAGATGCCGATTGGCCGTGAATCTCTGGAGCTGGCTGACTAACAAATCCTGCGGTCTTTGGATTTAAAAATCGAGCATAAATTGTACACCTTATTGTCGTGCTTCCTCCTGATGAATTACTCACCAAAACTAATGGGTGCAAATGAAGCGCTCCTATGTAATTCTCCGGCGATGCTGCGTCTAAACGCATGTAAGGCCTCGGATGTAACCATCCATACGAACATGTTATTGTATCTGATGTCGAATAGTTCATAAGAACTGGACTTAAACATGACCATTGTTGCATTGAATAGGTCGGTGCTGCTATGCAGTCATGTAAAAATGACGACATCAACATGCCTTGGTGATAAGGTGTTGAGTTTAACTTGATTGATACTTCTAAATCTGCTCTAAAATAATAGAAGCTACTTAAAGCTTTAGCTATTGCCGGTTGAGCAAAAAGTATCTGTGGGAATTGATACGTTGTTCCTGTCCAAGCAGGGTCTATATTAATATCTGCTATTTTATACTCCCTTGTTAGTATCTTGTAAGGAACTTGGTCTTCCCAAGGATTTAAAGCTGTAAATAAAGCTGGCTGTTTGCAAAAGTCAACTTTAAGTACTGATACGTCTTTATTACAGCTTAAATTTTTTCCGGCTTCGACGAGGTCCGTTCTTGTCTCGTCAATAAGGACTTTTTGATTTTCTTCTGTAGTTTTTTCGGCAGTCCAATAGGGACAGTCACTACACGCTGGACTAACGCGTAGATCGTCCGCCGTTTTGTGGATGTTGTGGAAGCATACTTCGTATATAAAAGGCTTTCAATGTCAAAACTATTCTAGTAAGATCACTCCACTATCCTTCCGGTGTTTAACGTCGCCGGCGACTAAAGTGCTTAGTTTTCAATATACTTAAGCAATTCAGATTCATAATCCACTGGTATTGGTCCCCAGTTCATTTTATGAAAATATTTCTGAAAGTACTTATAATATGTTGTGTAAATTTCTTCTCCGTAGTAAACTAATTCTCTAAGGGCTGTTTCTATATTTTCTTTAGTACACAACTCCAAACTACGTTCTTTGTTTGGTCGAACCCATGAAACCATAGCATGAATGGATTCGATATCTAAAATTGGAAAAACATTTCCGTTTACTACTCTAAATTGGCGTTTAATAAAAGATGCTGCCCCGTCAGTCCATGTGCTAACTTCTAGAGGCATAAATTTTGGAACTGGGCG